AAAAGCATGCTTATATTGATAATCTGCAAGGATTAGCACCATTTGAGGAACACCTTGCGGTTTTAAATGATCAATCATTTTATCATATAGCCCACGAAATATCGCTGATGCATCAGTATCTATATTGTTTACAACCCATTGTCGCATCTTCTTAAAGTCTTTTGCTTTAAGACATTGAAACAAAACATCATAAGAGTCAGTCTTATCTGTAGATATGATGATAGATCCAGCTACACTCATTCTTTGTAGCTCGTTAAGGACACGTCTCCAATCAGGAGCATGTTTCATAATCAAATTAGCTAGATCACCCTTTTGATACTTGATCTGTGATTCATCTAATATCATACATACACGATCTAAGAACTGCATGCAAAGAGCTGCTAAATCTTTTTTAGATGTATTAAACTCATAGACACCACAACGAGAATGTAACGGCTGAATAATTCTATTCTTAAAGTTACATGTTAATATAAACCTACAGTTTTTAGAGAACTCTTCGATGAATCCACGTAAAGCAGGTTGTGTTGATTGCGGGTTGAGATAGTCTGCTTCGTCAAGTATTATGACCTTATAACCACCTTGTAAAGACACTGAACTAGCAAACTGTTTAATCTTTCCACGTAATGTGTCTATATTACCTTCTTCTGAACCATTAATCAAGATGTAATCTAGATTTAGTTGGTTACATAAAGCTTTTGCAACTGTTGTCTTACCAGTACCAGCTGTACCAGTAAACAGCATATTTGGTAATTCGCCAGTTGCAACTATCTGTTCAAATACAGACTTAAGCTTTTCGGGTAATATAGTTTCTGCAATAGTTTTTGGTCGATACTTTTCGACCCATAAAAAATCTGTCATTCACTTCCTCCATTATATAATTGTACCACACTTCGATGAGAAAGTAAATGCTTAAGATTGTAATGCTGTCTCTTGCTCTATATTTTCTACGAGTTGAATGATTTGTATGCATT